GATGCTTGAACAAAACGCCATGGCGTGTGAAAACCCGATCTACCGCAGTTTGCTGCAGGCCAATGCACGGGAGCTTCGTGAGGGCAGGCAAGATGACTGACCGCGAAGCAATGCAGCAGGCGCTGGAGGCGCTGATAAAAGCACATCCATATTCAAACTCAAACAAAGACTTGGATGGACACAGCGAAGCCATCGCCGCCCTGCGCGAGAGGCTGGCGCAGCCAGAGCGCATCCAACTGACCGTCCGGGACTTTGTTGTCACCGTGGGCGATATTGAAGACGCGGTGGGCACACCGATGTACTGGGCCGAATGGCCGAACAAGGAGCAGCCATGAATGACCGCGAACTGATGCAGCAAGCGCTGGCGGCACTGGAAGAAGGCTACCGAACACATACGCCAGAGTTCAAAAACGCTATCACCGCCCTGCGCGAGAGGCTGGCGCAGCCAGAGCAGGAGCCGGTGGTGTGGGTGTGTTACGGAGCATCGGAAAAACACGACATTGACTACTTTCAAGACGAAGTTGACGCTATTCCAGTGGGAACCCAACTCTACGCATCCCCACCAGCACAGCGCAAGCCGCTGAAGTTGCGAGAGATTGAAAAGTGCATCTATGACGCAAACAACGACCCGATTGTTGCTTGCAGGAATGTCGAAGCCGCCCACGGCATTAAGGAGAACACATGACACAACAACCAGAAGCCCTGCGGCTGGCTGATCGACTTGACCTATACGCGACAGGCGATGCCCACCAGCAAGACATTGAGCAAGCCGCCGCCGAGTTGCGCCGGTTGCATGACCTGTGCGCCGAGTGGGAGAGGAAGGCCGCGACATGGCTCGCATCGCCGGAAGCCGCGAAGCGGTTGGACGGCTACCGCGAACTGGCGCAGCCAGAGCAGGAGCCGGTGTTTGACTGCCCGAGGTGCGGTCATTGCTGCCCACAGCGCACATGGGTAGGCGGTGGCGACCTCGAAGACTCAAACGCTTACTTAACCCCACCACAGCCAGAGCCGGTGGTGTACGAAGACTTGGCTACTCAGCTTTTTGTTATTGCCCAAACATCACCAGCAGATGACGGCTTTTCGGACACCATCGCACGCATTGAATCGTGGTTGCGAGAACATTTCTCCACCCCACCACAGCGCAAGCCGCTGACGGATGAGGAGATTGAAAGGGCTTGTGTGCCGCTTGGCGCGGCAATGCTGTCTTTTACAGAAGTTGCCCGAGCCATCGAAGCCGCCCACGGCATTAAGGAGAACACATGACTGACCGCGAAAAACTCGTTGAGCTTATGCAGCAAGCCGCATCCAGCGGTAGCGGGGCGCCTGACGCCGACTGGGTTGTGCGTTTTATGAACCTCTTGCACGAAGAGGACCCGAGTTCTGCACAAGCGCTTAAAGACGCTGCTGTGCAAAGACTGAAAGCGAGGGAGCAATGACTTGGCGGCTTATTGGATTCGAATCAGAGGCGGGCAACTTTGTGCAGCACATTGCTCCTGTGGATGATTTATACGAGCATGTGCTGACGCCTGATTGCTGGTGCAAGCCTACGGTGGATGATTCTGACTTCACTGTTGTTCATCAAAGTGCAGATCAGCGGGAGAAGTTTGAGCGTGGAGAAAGGAAACCATCATGAACAAGCCAATCACAAAAAAAGAGTGGATGGAATACATTGAGAAGACATGGGATGCCGCTCAGGAAGAAGCACTGGCGCAGCAGGAACAGAAGCCTGTACCGTGGAAGAGTTTTTTTAATCGCTATTGCCCGTGGCTGGAGCAGCCAGCACCCCAGCCAGAGCGGGAGCCGGGCAAAGGAGGAGAACACATGACCGAATACACCCTCAGAGCACCGACACCACCGGTAGGTGGATATCGCATTGGCGGCGGCGTCCAATTCAATCTGACCAAAAAGCCCTGCTGGCTGCACCGCATGGGTGTGCGCCTAGTGCTGGGCTGGGAATGGGTGGACGCATGAAAGAAGACATCATCCGCATGGCGCGGGAGGCTGGGCTTTGCGATGAAGAAGGCAGAGATGACAGTTCAGTGATTATTGAAAATCATCTTAAACGCTTTGCCGCCCTTCTCCTTGCTGCCGAGCGTGAAGCTTGTGCAGAGTTGGCTTTTGAAATGTTGGTGCAGTGTGAAGGCACCGACTTTGATGTCCCAGACGCCATCAGAGCAAGGGGAAACACATGATCGACTTCATCTCATCCGACCCATCAGCGCATCCACAGACCGTGGCCAGCGCACACCTGTTGGCTGCTGTCATAGCCCAGGCCATTGAGGACGCAGCAGGTGTCGGGCAAGTGACCTCGGCAGAAACCCTGGCAGCAGTTGATTGGCTGTTCAGCAAGACCTCTGCATTCGAAGACTACGCTCGCCTCATTGGCGCGGACGCAGGAAAGATTCGCAAAGCTTTGCTGGAGCCCGCAAGCGAAATGGAGCCTAAGAACAGCCGGTTCGACTCAAGCAGGCGCAGGAAGCTACGGGTGGCCTACGTCAGTTGGCTCGCAAGGCGCAAAGCAGAAGAAGCCGCCCTGAAAAAGATGAAGGAGAAGAGCACATGAAAGACGATGACGACACCATGTGCTACCGATCAGAGCTTGAGGCAGAAGTCAAGGCAGAGAGGGAGGCGTGCGCCCAGTTGTGCGAAAGAATGTGGCATGAATGGCTGGACTCAACTGAAGATAGTGACAAGCCCGATGCAGAAGACTGCTACAGGGCCATACGAGCAAGGGGAAACACATGACCAAAGACAAACTGATCGAGACACTCAAGTTAGCACAAGACGCTTTGCACATGGCAACGCTGCCCTTCCCGATTGATGAGATCAAGACAAGACGGGCGCTGGAAGCGGTGGATGACGCGCTTGACGCAATGCCCCTTTTTAACGACTGGCCCGGAGGATTTAAATGACAGACTACACAAACATCCACACATGCAGCTACCACTGCCAAAGCCCAGCCTGTGCTTTACGCCAGCGTGATGAGCTATGGGAACACCTGCAAAAGGTTTACAACGCTGTCAACGAACGAGAGCCCGGCAACCGCTGGACCTTTGAGCAAACAATGGCATACGCCGTGGACAAGGTCAAGGCACCGTGCCCACCCTGTAACCAAGACTGCAACCAGGGCCGTAGATGCCCGGGAGGGCGCAATGAATAAGTGGAAGACATGGAACGTGAACCATTGGGTGCTGGAAACGCCCAAAGGCGAAGTGGTCGATGAGATCGTACGAGACGATAACGACCTCTTTGTTTTGAAGAGCAATAAGGCGAAGTACACCTCACTCAAAGCAGCCCAGAACGCAGGCAAAGAAAATAGAGGTGCAACTCAAAGCCCCGGGCCTTGACACGCGGTTAGTTAGGCGTACACTATGCGTACGCAAGAAAGAAGAAATGAAATGAGAAAACGCAGCAAGTACCGCCCCAAGGGGGTCCTTCCAGACCCTTTGTCTTACGTCATCAGCGGCTTAAAGCGCGTGGGTTCAATCAGCGCAGGCACGGACCTGAAGATCAAGAACCATCTTGCATTGGAAATTGTTCGAAGTGGCAATGCGACCAGGGAAGACATTGACATCCTGATTGCCGCCTTGAACATCACGGAAGCCCTGGCCATGATGAAGATTGGCCAGGACTGGGAGGTTGAGATTCGGGCCTCGCAAGACGCCCTCTTTGCTGTGGGAAGCAGAGGGGTGGAGACCGGCAGGTTTATTTTGCGAGGACCCGAACTCAGCGCTCTGAACCTGGGCATGGAAATCCATGATGCCCAGTTGCAAGCCTGTACTGTATCAGAGCTTGAGAAAGCTATTGACTTGGTGCAGGCTATTGTGCGTCAGAAGAAAGCAAGACCCATCGGTAGAAAGGAGAGAAATGAAAGAGCAACCGAAGAAAAGACTGACTCAGGAGGAGCTTGAGAAGTGGTGGCCGTTTGACCGCCTCGACCCTAAGCTGTTCCCGAAACAGAAGAAGCAAGACCCGCAACCAATCGAACCTTATGAGGAAGCACTGCTATGAGATCCCTGTCACCAATATCCAAAAAGATCGTCCTTCAGTTTAAGAAGTTCCCCGCCTCTGATGTCAAACAAGTGGCCGCGAAGTACAACATCGCCGCCTCCCATGTCTACAAGTTACGGGCCAGGGCCCGTGATGAGTCAGTCGCGGAAGCTGAAGAATTTCCCCCAACAATCATCCTGCCAGCAATCACCCTGCCAGCAAAGACCGAGAACACCATCTCTGTCGGCGAGGTCCTCGATCAGCGGGCCTTGGACTATGGCAAGTTTAAGCACGGCGCCGAACTCATGCAGGGCATGAAGCGGCTGGTGGCAGACCATGCGCAGCGCCATGGCAAGACCTTCGCTGATGACCAGTGGGAAGCCCTGGAGATGATCATCCACAAGGTGGGCCGGATCGTCAACGGCAACCCCGACAAGATTGATCACTGGATCGACATCGCAGGCTACGCCAAGCTCGTTGCAATGCGGCTTGAAGGCAGATCGGTATGACCAAGCTGGTGCCCATTAAGGTTGCAGCAGGCGATGCACAGAAGATGCTTATGGCATACCTGCGCACGGGCAACTACGTCCCACAGCGCACCAGTGAAATCTCCAAGGCCCTGAACATCCACTCGTCCTGCATCCGCAGGGCGGGCTTGTTCTTGGCCAGCCGGGGAAAACTGCGGGCCGATCTTGTGCCCGGACGGGGGAAGGGGGAATACCTCTTCACCCTAGAGCAACTCGATCTGTTTGACGACTACAAAGAACCGCCTTCTAGTTTGACGCTTGAAGGCATCCTCACCGCCATGGCCGAGGTCAAGACCAAGCTCTTGATGCTTGTCCTTCGGCGCAAGGCGTGATCATTTCGCTTCTCCCCAGCTTGGTCCGATCTCCACATCGCACCGGCTGGGGACTTCTAAGCGCACCGCCTCAGCCATAATCCTGGCCCCCTCGACGGCTTCCTCCCGGCTCTTGACCGACAGAGCCAACTCATCATGCACTTGCAGTATCGGCTGCATCCCGGCCTTGGCCAGGGCCACCATGGCCGCTTTGGTCTGATCGGCGGCTGACCCCTGAATCAGGCGGTTCAGGCCCTTGTAGGTGCCTGCACGCTTGATCCGTTGGCCGTAAGCAATGACCGCTTGCTCACGCGGCAGCGCCTTGTTCACTCCCCACTCCATCGGCTCCCACAGCGGGAACCGGCACTTGCGGCCCAAGAGCGTGCGGATCGACCCGCCCGATGCCGGGTGCTCAATGCGCTTCATGACGGCATTGACGGTGCCCTTGAGGAACGGCACGCTCTTGTGGAACCGCTCGATCAACTCACTCGCCTCTTCTACGGACAAATCCAGGCTCGCTGCAAGCTTTCCCTTGCCCATGCCATACATGAGCCCCAGGCCAATCGTTTTGGCGGGCTTGCGCTTGATCCCAGCCATGTCCGCGACCATCTGGTGGAAGTCGGTGGTCGGGTCTGCATGGTAGGCTGATACCAGACTGTCGGCCCCGGGCAGGGACAGCAGGTTGGCGTAGTGGACCAGCAGGCGCGGCTCTTGGGAGGAGAAGTCGTTCGATGCCCACTGCTCCCCTTCCTCGGGCAGGAACAGGCTCCTGACCATGGGCCCGATCACCTCATGCCGAGCAGGCACCTGCTGCAGGTTGGGGTTGGCCATGGACAGTCGTCCGGTGACCGTGCCGCCATCGTCAGAGCGCATCTGGTTGACATGCGGATGGATGCGGCCCGTCTTGGCGCTGAAGTCCATGTACGGCTGCAGGAACGTGCTGTGCGTCTTGTTGACCTCCCGGACTTCCACAATCATCTTTGCCAGCGGATGCTCGCAGGAGTCAAGGAATCCTTTGGTGAAGCTAGGCAGGCCGTTGTCGGTCTTGCTGTAGGGCAGCCCCATCTTGTCGAAGGCCACGGCAATCGATTGCGCGGCCCAGATGTCCACGCCCTTGCCGCAGATGCTCTTGAGTTCGGCCAGGAGTTCCTGCTCCCTCCTGCGCATGTTGTCAATTAACTCCGCACATTTTTTACGGTCAAAGCGGATGCCGCGCCGCGTCATCTCCATCAGCACCGGGAAGGCGTTGGTCTCCAAGTCGAAGATCGACTCGACCTCCTCCTGCCGCATCTTGATCTTGAACTGCTGCCACAGCTTGAGGGTCAGCGCCGCATCTTGCTCGGCGTACTCACCGACATACATCGCCGGGAGCTTCCAGAGTTCCTTCTTAGGATGGACACCGAAATCGGCTGCGGCCTGCTTGAGGCCCTGCTCACTCTTAACCTCTTGGAGGTAGTCGAAACCTAAAGCATTGAGCGAATAGCTGAAGCGATTCTCGTCAAGCAGTGGGGCGGCAAGCATGGTGTCATAGATACGCCCATTGATCTTGAACCCGGAGGCCATAAGCCAACCAACGTCATAGGCGGCGTTATGACAAACCTTGTCAGCGTTGGTAGCCAGGATATCGGTAATCCACCGCTCGACAAGTCGCTTGTCCAAGTTTCCGCCTCCGGCGTGTGCGACAGGAAAATATCCTGACCACCCATCGACAGCCACAGCATACCCAACGATGAATCCATCACTACGGGGCCATCCAGGCCCAAAGGACTCCATGTTGGGATCACATGTTTCGAGGTCAATTGCGATCTCCCTTGCTGTGGATAAGTTGGGGAAAGACTGTGGAGGAACCCACTCAGTTGGTGTGGGGAACATGGGGATAGTTCTCACAGGATGAATCCTTTTTCTCGTTGCTTTGGCAGGATCAAGTGCAGCGCCTTCTTGGCCCGGGTGATGCCTACGTAGAACAGGCGGTGAATGCTGTCCCCATTGGTGGCGTATTCCTTGGCAAACTTGGGCGAGAGGTCCATGAACAACATGACGTTGTCCGCCTCCCCTCCCTTGGCGCCGTGGATTGTGGATAACTTGATGCGGCCTGCGTTAGAGAGCTTCTGCTTCCTGCGCAGCACGGCAACCAAATAGTCCCGCTTGTCTTCGGAGATGCGGGACAGGGCCTCATGCCAGATGGCCTCGGTCCGTAGGCCGTGGTCCTTGGTCAGTTTCTCAAGGCTGTACCAAGCCGTTGAGTCACCGCCCTTGAAGGTCCGGTGGCCTCGGGCAACGAAGTCGCCACCCAGGTACTTGTAGATGTCCATCACGTGGCCGCCAATGACCTCCTCGCCCCTGCGCAGGGCCTCCCAGTGGACGACCGCCTCCAGCATCTTCTGGGGCAGGCTGGGCACGCCCCCGCGCTCAAACAGCACCCCGTTGGACTTGAGCCATTCATGGATGGGGTTGAGCATGTAGTTGGTGGCAGCGAGGATGAGCCAGGGGTCCTCGCTCATCGGTACGTCCTCGAAGCGGTAATAGGTCTTGACCTCGCCTTCAAAGTCCCGGGCCTTCCACTTCTTCGGCTGGCGCTCCCTGATGCGGTGGACAATCCTGTCGGCCAGTGCGTGGACCCCGCTGGGAACGCGGTAGGACTGCTCCAGCACCGTGATCTGGCCCTCAAAGGACAGAAAGCTCTTGACATCGGCACCGGCCCAAGTGAATACTGCCTGATCGTCGTCTCCGGCGAGGAAGACCCGTTTCGACTTCGAAACCAGGGCCTCAACAATTTGCCATTGCAGGCGGCTCAAGTCCTGCGCCTCGTCGATGATCAGCACCTCCAGTGACGGCAGGCACGCTGGATCGGACACCACCATCTCCAGCAAGTCAGTGAAGTCCAGCAGGTCCTTGGACCGTTTGTAGTGGCGGTAGGACCGTTCGACGAACTCAAAGTGGTACCACTCGATGTCCAGGCCGCTCTGGTTGTAGTGCTGGCGCAGATCGGAGCCCCGAATCCTAGCGAGGTTGATCTCGTTGAGGATAGGGTTGTCGGCCTTGGCCAGATTGACATCGTCCTCGCTGCCGACACTGATCTCGATGCCCACCTGGGCCGCGAACTCTTGGTAATGCTCCGGGCGCATGATCATGTCGGCGTTGATGGCCAGACAGCGGAAGGCCAGTGAGTGCAGCGTTCGGAAATAGGGGAAGTCGGTCTTGGGGTGGAGGAACGGGAACTTGGCCACGGCGCGATCCCGGGCCTCGTTGGCAGCCTTCTTGGTGAAGGAGAAATACCCGATGCTCATCGGAGAGATTCCTGCTCCAAGCTCCTGCTCGACGCGGTTGAGCAAGTAGGTTGTTTTCCCCGTGCCTGGGGGCCCAAAGATTTTGTGGACTTCTGTCAAAACGGACTCCCTTGCTCTCGCACTGTCTGGGTCTCAAACGGTGCGTCTTGCCGCTCGAAGCGGGGGATGCGCCAGCAGCGCACGGTGCGGTTCTTCAGGAACAAACTGATGGGCTCGCCGCCCATGTCGCGCAGGCGCTGTGCCATCTTGGGCGCCGACAGGCCCACGAAGTTGTTGCGCTTGAGGTGCGCCTCAAGGTCCTTCATGCGGAAGTAGGTGCGGGCCTCATCCTCATCCGTCCAGGGCCTGCCCATGATGATTTCCTCACGCACAAGGGCCTGCTGCATGTGGGCCGTGAACTCTTCCAACAGGTCCATGAAGCGCCCGGTGACACTGGTGTCCTCGCTGGCCTCGGTGATCTGCTCGGTCTCCACCATCTCTTTGAGCAGGGCGTTGAGCAGGTTCTCCCAATCCTGCTTGCGCAGGGTGGGCGGCACGATGTTCAAGCGCTCAAGGCAGGCCTTCTGGAAGGCGGCCTGCATGTACAGGCTGTCGGTATCCAACTCGATGCGGCGACCGTTGACATCGAGGAACCACAGCGGCGGCTCACTGGCGTACTTCGATAGGCTGGCTATCTGAGGTGCATCAGGGGCAGCGGCTCCGATACCGAATTTGCGAGTGCGGCAAAGGCCGGAGTTGCAAAACGAGTTGAGCGGTGCGTCCTTGCATTTGTAGTGATACTCCTTCTTGCCAACCTGCTTGACCAATAGTTGGACTTCGTTGTTGGGCAAAGGGGGAGCCACATACTTGTAGTTGTATTCAACCATCTTGTCTTCCCAGCCCGCTGCGTGGACCTTCTTAAGATAGATGCCAATGTTGAATAGTCCATTATTGCGGGTGCCCTCCGGGAAGCCTTGGGCGCATAATGCCTGCAGGCATGGCGGGCCATCTTTGATGGGACTCTCAACCTGCTTAGGCGGCTCTGGGAAATTGAGTGGTACGTCTTGGACCGCCGCATCGTAGAGCGCATAAAACTCTTCCATAGTCGCCGCAGTCCCGTCTGGGTTGACTGCGTAACGAAGACCGTTCTCGCCGCCGAAGTACGGAAGGTTGAGGAAGTTGCCGGTGTCCCCTCGATCAACAAGGATCTCTGCTTGTTTTGGAAAGATTTCTCGACCCGCTTCACCAAGCAGAGCAGCCGCGTTTTTGAGATACGTTTGGAAATCTAGGGCCGGAACAGGCGTTTTTGTAAATAAGAATACATGGGCACCCCCTGACTTACTTCTGCAAACGACCAGCGGCAGCTTAAGCTGCGCAACACGCTCGACTAGGCCTTTGAGGTCCAGAGGATACTGGTCAACGTCAATACAGCCCCAGATGCAGGTGTTATCCGCCCTGATTGGGATAATTCCAAGACTCGGTTCAACACCTTCAAGGTGCTTGACCCATAGCTCGTCAACTGGCGGCTTTCGCACAACCGTAGCTTGTCCTGCTTGCTTTCCATCTCCTCGTTCTGCCTTTATCTTGTATGTCCCATAGGCAATGTCCAATCCATTGAAGATTGCCTTGAATCTTGTTATGTCTGTCATCGCGATCTCTATAAAAGGTGGGGCCTACTCGCTGCACTGAGGCTCATTGCCCATGTACCGGGGTAGCAGCATCCGCTTTCGGCCCCAAAATCAGAATGGCGCTGGTCCGCTGTCCACGGAGCCTTCACCTTCATGCTTGACCTTGACTTCGCCCGCGCTGACTTGAGTAGCGAAAGACTTGGCCGCCTGATACTGATTCATATCTTGGATGGGGCCGATCTTCTCGATCTCCCAGCCATACCACTTGCCCTTGTCGTTGGACTCAGCCTGCGTGGTCAGACGGTACAGGTGTGAGTACATCGGGGGCGTGTACGGACCATTCTTGCCCATGAGCTTGGTGCTCATCATCATGCTGTTCCACTTGCGCGACTTCTTGAGTTGCGTGGACTTCATGACGATCAGTGCAGGCTCAGGAATGCCGCTGTCGTTGATGACCATCACGTAGTGATTGGCCGTGTTCTCGATGTAGTTGCCGTTGTCGAGGTAGTCCTTGTTGTCGCCCGGCTCGCGGTGCGTGCGAGTCAGGATGTCGGACGTAGCAGGGTAGATGGCCTGAGGAGCGCCGCTGCCAGAGCCGCGTGGTGCCCACTCAATGTACTGACGCACATAGGCTACCGGGATCACCGTGATGCCTTTCTTGCCTTCATGGATCTCGCCAGACACGCTGTTCATGATGCAGCCGGGCATGGCGCCATCGACTTCACCGATCTCTGGGCTGGTGCTGGTCAACAGCTTGAGGAACGGCAGGGCAAAGTCTTCTTGCCCCATTCCATCAAAGCCATTGTTGGCATCCTGCTCAAAGTCACCCCCGAGGGCAACAGCGTACTCTTCCTTCTTTGCAACTTCGTTTTTGCTCATGATTAATGGTCCTTGGTTCATGCCGATTTGATGGTGGCTTTCTGGCCGACATAGACGCCAAAAAGCTCGGTGGGGAACTCGCTTCCGCGTTCCACCTGCTCGCGAACCCAGGCCTTCAGGGTCTGGGGTTCGATCTTCTGCGCCTGCTCGACAGGATAGTTTTGCTCACGCAGTTGATTCAGTAAGGTCTCGCACAACTGGTCCTCATTGCGACCAAATCGTACGGACACGGTGTTCTTGATGATGTCGTCGTAGCCGTGCTCACGCAGCCACTCGTACGCTGCAGCGCGGTTCTCTTCCTTGATGGACGCGCTGTAGAAGGGCTTGACGGTAATCTCGCTGCCATCGAGCATAGAAAACTTGGACAGGCCAAGCTCCTGCAGCATTGCAGGGATGGTCTCCTCCAGCAGTTTGCGCTGCTGTTGCTTGCGCTCATCGACGGTGTCCTCAAGCTCCTTGATCTCTGCTTCCAGTTCCTTGGCACGCTTGGCCAAGGCACCCACAGAGGACAGGTCCTCGTTCTTGACGGTCAGAGCACCTGCGTCTTCTTCAAACAAGTTGTTGATGTCAGTCATCTCTTTCTCCATTCTCAGTGATGTCAATCTTGACGGGGATGTACATCCGCTCGCGGCGATCCCACTTCAAGGCGGTGTAGCGGCCAGAGTTATAAAAGGCAGCTATCGAGCAGGCCAAGCCGATAGCCACAGGGTCACCCGTCAAGAGCAGGCTGTCGCCGTCCTTGTAGTCCCGCAGCTTGCGCCGTAGAACGCGCACAGTGGGCAATGTGCTGAAAGCAATCTGTGTATTGGGAGCCAGCAAAACCTTGATGTCCCCAAAGCGCATTGCCTGGGAAATATCGTGGTTGGGCATCTCCTGCACAACGAATACGGTAGACATGTTTACATTCTCCTTTCTCAAACCGTGCGCTTAGTGTACACTACTTTCCGAGGCTGTCAACCCCCTCGCACAGAAAGGAAGAAAGACATGAACTATTTTCTCGAAAAGTACCCCTTCAAGAACAAGCCGTACCTGCATCAAGCTGCGTATCTGCAGCGGTTCTGGGAGGACCCCGCCGTTGCTCTGTTCGCAGACATGGGCACTGGCAAGAGCTTCATGCTCATCAACAATGCTGCCATGCTCTACGACAGGGGCAAGATCAACTCCATGCTGGTCGTTGCTCCGAAGGGCGTCTATCGTAACTGGTACACCGGGCAAATACCAGAACACATGCCTGAGCATATACCCTACACCATCGCATGCTGGTCCCCGTCACCGCGCAGGGCCGAGCGCGAGGAGATGGACAGGATGCTCAACGCAGTGGACACGCTGCGCATCTTGGTCATGAACATCGAGGCGTTCAGCACGGACAAGGGGGTGATGTACGCTCGCACCTTCTTGCGGGTGACCCGGTCTTACATGGCCATCGACGAGAGCACCACCATCAAGACGCCCAAGGCCAAGCGCACAGCCAACATCGTCAAGGTAGGCAAGGATGCCAGCTACCGGCGCATCGCTACGGGCTCGCCAGTGACCAAGAGCCCGCTGGACCTGTTCAGCCAGTGCTCCTTCCTGTCCAACAACTTCCTCGGCTACGACAGCTTCTACGCCTTCCAGGCCCGCTACGCTGTGCTGGTCGAGCGCAAGATGGCCACGCACACGTTCAAGCAGATCGTGGGCTATCGCCACCTCGATGAGCTACAGGGCAAGCTCAACGACTTCAGTTTCCGGGTCACCAAGGAAGAGTGCCTAGACCTGCCAGAGAAGGTGTTCACGCGCCGCGACATTGAGTTGACCACTGAGCAGCGCAAGGCGTATGACCAGATGAAGCTGATGGCGCTCACGCTTATCGATGGCAACCTGATGTCCACCAACAATGCGCTCACGCAGATCATGCGCCTGCATCAGATCGTCTGCGGCCATGTGAAGTTCGACGATGGCAGGCAAGAAGACCTGCCCAACAACCGCGTCAAGGAGCTACTGTCCACCGTCGAGGAGTGCAACGGCAAGATCATCATCTGGGCCAACTACCGGCGAGACATCGAGAACATCAAGAACGCCCTGGCAGAAGAGTACGGCATGACCACCGTGGCCACCTACTACGGGGACACTGAGGCGGAGGACCGGCAGCGCATCGTCGAGCAGTTCCAAGACCCAAACAGCCCACTGCGTTTTTTCGTTGGAAACCCCCGCACAGGGGGATATGGTTTGACCCTGACTGCCGCACACACCGTGATCTACTACAGCAACAATTTCGACCTTGAGGTCCGCCTGCAAAGTGAGGACCGAGCACACCGCATCGGCCAGACTAACAAGGTGACCTACATCGATTTCATCTGCCCGGGCACGGTGGACGAGCACATCGTCAAGGCTCTGCGCAACAAGATCAACATCGCCTCGCAGGTGCTGGGCGAAGAACTCAAGGAGTGGATTAAATGATGCTGGTGCCGTTTCGCAGCAAGTACGTCTACAAGCGACTGGAGCGCCTGGATAGGTCCTCGGGCCGTGTCTATCGGGCCGACATGGATGACATCCCCATGCCGTCAGTGACCACCATCCTTGATGCGACGAAGGACAAGAGCCACCTCAAAGATTGGGAAGACCGCGTGGGCAAAGACGAGGCAGAGCGCATCCGCAACGATTCGGCCACCGTGGGCACGCACATGCACAACGTCATAGAGCGGCTGCTGCTCAATCGCCCTCTGGAGGTGCCCCGCACATGGCTGCATGTCAAGGGCTACCGCATGGGCCATCAACTTATCGAGCACTTCTTCCCGCATGTCGATGAGGTCTGGGGCGCGGAGGTATCGCTGTACGTCCCCAACACCTACGCAGGTACTTCAGATTGCGTTGGCATCTACAAGAAGAAGCCCAGCATCATGGACTTCAAGCAGACCAACAAGCCCAAGCGGCGCGAGTGGATCGAGGACTACTTCCTGCAACTGGCGGCGTATGCCGTGGCCCATGACAAGGTGCATGGGACCAGCATTGATCAGGGGGTGATCATGATGATGAGCCAGGGTGGCGAGCCGCAGGAGTTCGTCACCGCTGGCCGGGAGTTCGACGGCTACAAGGATCAGTGGTGGCGCCGCGTGGAGCAGTACCAAAAAAGAGGCCAGGAGCAAGAAGCTCCTGGCCAAAGTGCCATCGGTGGAGGTGGAGAAGCCTCCTGAGGAAGACGAGATGGCAACTGCAACCGTTACTTTTTGCCTTTTGCGGCACGCATGTTGTCGATCAGGTTAGGGTACGGACGCCCCGCCTTCTTGGCCGCTGCTTTTGCAGCGGCTTTTTTACCTGAACTCAACTTCTCCGGAGGCCCAAGGTCCTTGGGCCGTGCTTTATCCCACACTGGTTTTTTCATCATAATTACCTCAGCTTTCGAAGTTTGTAGAGGGTGCTCAGGAAGGTCTCAACTGCCCCGTCAATAAGATTTTGAATCGGGGTGTCTTTCTTGTCCACTGCGTCATAGCGCAGCTTCTCGATGTCGTCCATCAGGCTCTCAAGAGCCTTGGCCGGGTCCTCTTCATCAATCATCGGCAGATAGGGGATTTCGATGATGGTGTCGTGTCGCCCCTGATACGCCTCAGTGATCGCATCGGCCTGATCAATGATGGATGTGTAGAACTCGCCCAAAGCGGAGTGCTTGGAAAAGCTGCCTGCGCCTGTGACACGCAAGTGGGCCCGGTGAGCGTACTCCCGGGCCAGGAACATCGTGCCGATCAATCGTCCGACCATCTCCATGATTTACTCCGTTATTGCTGTGGTCCTTGGATCGCGGCCTGTCGTTGCTGAAGCAAGCCACTGATCGGATCGTTGGGGAACATGGCGGGATACATCAGGGGCACCTGACTTGACCCGCCTCCTTGCGGCGCCGGAGGCCGTGTGGGCAAGCGAGGGTTGAAGCTCACGCCCCTTGTGGGCGGTGCAGGAGGCAGATTACGCAGCATCGAGGAGGCTGTTTCACGGGGAACAATAGGCAACCCCTCCATCCCTGCGACAGGAGCCTCTTGGCCCTGCTGTGCCGTCTCGGTGGCCTTTTGCTGGATGCCCCGGCGTGCGGCCTCTGTCACGGCAGAAGGGCCGAGGGCCATGCCTTTGGAAACACCGATCTCCTGCAGGTTTTTGAGGGCACGCTCGCCCTCCTTGGCAGTGCCAATGTGGGTGATGCTCTTGGCAAACTCTTCGCTCTCCAGGGCCTTGGTGAACAGGCGCTTGTACAACTCGTTTTCCAAGCTGCCGGTCATCCGGACCATCAGGGCCAAGGCGCCCGTCTCGGGAGAGATGCGGCCCACCATCGCTTCACGCAGCGTGGTCGTGCCGAACTGGATGCCGAAGCCGAAGACGCGCTTGAGCGATTGATCGAGCGACTCAAAGGCAGGGATCTGGCCCGTAACGCTTGCAAAAGCATTGACCCTGCGCTGCAGGTCAGCCAAGGTCTTAAGGTCTTGAAGGTGGGTGGTCCCATCGAACAGGACTTTGAGCGACTTCTCATTGCCGTCAAGGAACGACTTCAGGGCTCCGCCGCCCTGTGCCCCTTCTGTAGCTATGTCATACACGGACCGGCGCAGAGAAGACAGCATCTCTGGGTCCTTGCCGACAACGTCCACCAACTTGCGCATGACCGCCGGATCGCGCAGCGCATCCGACAAGATCATGCGGGCATCGGCCTCCGGGCGGATAGCTTTGCCCAGCAGGCGATCAAGCTCGTTGTCCTGGGCAGCGACCACGCGCTTGTCAATCTCGCCCAGGCGCTTGACGTAGTCGTCGGCCAGCGCGACTTCGTCGTTGAGCTTGACCCTGATGGTCTCTGGCAGCGCTTCAACGATGTTTCGGTTCTTGTCCAAGACACTACGAATCTTCTTCGGATCAACAACCCCGCTGTCGTTGACCACGCCCTTGGTTCGCAGCCAATCAACAGTGCCGTTGAGCAGCAGCTTCTGGGACTGTGGATCGTTGCCCAAGATCACGGAAACATCGCGCAGGTTCTCCGCCGTCTTGAAGGCGTTTCGCATCAGGTCTTCGTTGGGCAGCAGGTACTCCATGCCCCCCTTCTTAGTCTGCGTCATGAGCAGCGGCAGACTCCGGTCATACACCTGCTTGTAGTCATCGATCATGACCTTCAGCGCTTCGTACTCGCCCTTAAGCCGTGGCGTGTTGGTAAGAATAAGGTTTTCAACATCCCTGAACACGGCATTGCCCGTGTCCAGAATGCGCTGCGCATCGGTCTGGCGCACACGGCCATTTTTCATGGCCGCGTTATAGGATGTCAGGGCATCATTGCGGAACCGTTGGGCGGCGGTCAGGTAGTCCAGTGCCTCCGGTATGTTGATGTCAATCTTGGTGTTGGCCTCTGCAATCCGGGCAGCGTCCTCACGGATCTGCTGTGGATTGATCACGATCTTGCGACCAGGGATCAGCGCCGGGATAGAGATGTTTCCCTGTGCATCGGGGGAAGGCGCAAGTTCCGCGAGCCCCGGAGCGCGGCGCCCGCCCTTGGGCTTATCACCACGAACAAGAGCATGCACCGAAGAGCGCAGCGCTTTGAGGATCGCAGGGTCCTTAAACGCCTCGCCCATGGTAGAAATCTGGCTGTCAATTGCATCGTCAGTCAGGCTTTGGAGTGATGTGCGCTCAAGCCGCTCACGCTGACGAATCTGGCCCTGCACAAAGTTGTCGATCAACCGCACAGGCTCGGGCATGGCCATTCGCATCGACGGGCGCTCTGGGCTGTACTTGGAGATCAGCGACAGCGCTGCTCCCTCCATGTCCCGAGACTCAAACAAGGACTTGCCCTGTTCCCGAGTGGGCAGCGCAGTTCCGTCAGGGGCAGTGGCCTGCTTCAGGCCGATGCGAGACAGGACGTTCTGCCGCATCTTGTTGTCCATCTCCATGCTACTTTTGATCACACCGCGAAGCTCATCATTGAGCATGTCGATGTTCTGTGGTCCGAGGCGCTCGGACACCGCAAGAATCTCCGCCTCCGTCATGTCCTTCTTCTGGCGCAGCAGGTTCTCAAAGAACGCTTGACGATCAGCCTGGGCCGCTTGGAAGGCATCCATTACAGGCTGACGGGCCTGCGGAGCAAGATTGCTGAACAGGCTACTGAGGGCGGTCTGGTTCTGATTGATGCGCTCTTTGACCGACTCCAGATCCTTGGGCCCAAGCTGCTGCAAGAGCTTGAGCTTTTCCTGCACCAGGGGCGTGTACATCGTCTTCTCAGCAGCATCAAACACGAAACCTGCCTGCGCGAAACGAGGGTCGGCCAAGGCCACTTCGAGGGCCTTCAACGCCTCTTGTGCTTCCTTGCTCTCGGCAATCGGACCAAACACCTGAGACAGCTTGCGCTCGGCGTTTTTGATCAGCATGTTAGGGACTACCTTGACCACAGGCAGCTTCCAGAAGCCTGGGGCCGAGGACAGCACATCCTTTTCTACGTCACCCAAATCGGGAGCGCCAAGCTGGCCCTTCACAAACCGTGCGCCCTGGACCGTGGGGCTCATGTTGGCCAGCTTGCTGGCCGCTGAGAAGCCGCCAGACAGGGCCAGGGGAACGCCCACAAACGCGGCTGTCGGCAGCAGTTCCTTGAGCCAGACCTTCGATGGCTGGTCATCGGACACATTCTCTTCAACGGCCTGACGCAGCCCCTCCCAACCAGCACCAAAGGCCACATCCATGGCCAGGGCGCTCTTTGGGCTCCTTGCGATCATGTCCATCGCATCCTTGGTCACCCCCCGCATCACCGTTGTAGCAGGGGTGGCAGCAGCGATTGCAGGACGCAAGGCAGCAGAGGCCCCCAGGATGCCGGTGAAGGGCAGGCCACCAGCAACGCCCCCTGCAATCGCACGGGCGTAGCGCTCACCAGAGTTCTTGGGCGCTACCTCACCGCGATTGAAGAACTTGGCGAACTGAAAGACCTGATCCTCATTGAGGCCCAGGCCTTTGCCAATGATCCGCTGAGCAGCATCGGGCAAGGAGAACAGGGCCGAGTTGAAGCCCCAAGAGGCGTTGTTGATCAGCCCTTTGACTTTGTCCGCACCCTCTGTGACTTGCTCAGGGGCCCCTGCCTTGAGAGGATTAACGGCAGTCGGGGCGCCCTCGGCGCGGCCAACAACCTCTCCGGTTGTCAGATCAACCAACTGCCCCTGAGTGTTGAGGATCGTTGCCATTACTGAGTCAGCCCTCTGAGTTGAGTCGGATTGAATGCCTGGATGGTGTTGTTGGGCATACGCACATAGACCGTGGCCCGTGGGTCTTGGATCTTGCCAATCGTACTGCCAAGGAAGTTGAACATCCGCTTTTGCTGCTCAGGGTTGGTAGGAATGATGAACGGGTCGGACTGTGTGCCGGTGCTGGGCGTGTTCATCACGTAGTCGTTCTTCTCGTAGCCAAGCTGCGTCAAGACCTGCTGGCGAGCGTTTCGCAGCATGGCCTCCTGAGAGTTCAACTGTTTAGCGACGACTTCTTTATCGGAGAAAAACTTAGTGGGGTCACTGATTCCTTTGGCAGTCTCACGAACCCACTCCTGCTCTTGCACAGCGACTCGGCCTCCATCGTTCGCGGAGGCAATGGCTTTACTCAGCTGCCCCATGCCGCTGCTGATCCGCATAGCGGCATCGGCAAGATCAAGATTTGGTCTGACCACTGCGGTTGGGCTGATAGGCACCAAAAGGTTGTTGACCTTGTCTTGGAACCATGCGCCCGGACCGTATGCCTGGGAATACAAGCCTTTGAGACTGTCAAGCATAGACAGGCTGTTGTCCAGCGAGCGAAGCGTAGTGGTCAGCTTAATGCGCTGATCCTTGTCCTCTTCAATCGTAGTGGGGGCTTGGCCACGGTTGACGACAAAGGGGTTATCCGTGTCACGCAGGGTATAACGGCTTTGGACTGCGGACTGCACAGTTGGGTTGTTTGGATCGATTGACGTACCGACAAAGCTGCCACTCTTTGTTTTTGTACGAATCAGCCCTGCCCCGCCATCCTCTTGGATGTCCCCGGTTTTCCTGATCTGCTCCTTGAGCAGGTCGTAATCGCCCCTGAGCATGACTTCCTTGAGCCGCTGGGCATACTTGTCTTGCTCTTGGACATCGGTGATTGCTTGGCCAAGCGCTGCCGTATCGATCTTGAGTTGACGATCCTTAGCCTGGGCCATAAGAGCCATAAAGCCCTGCGGGATGCCCTGCGCGGCCTGAGCCAACAGCGATAGAGGAGTGGTGCCTGACTTGGCGGGTGCAGCGGCATACTTGAAGCCAGCATCGGCCAGCATCAGCATGGCGTTGGTGTACATCTCCTCCTTGCCATCGCCCAAAAGTTCTCTGTACAGCGGTGCGTACTCCTCCCTTGCCTGCTTGATCCGCTCAATGCGAGACACAGGAGTACCTGTGGTGCCCGCCCCCACATTTGGCTTGGCCAACTGGGTCTGGATAAAGGCCGTGTTGTCTTGCGCAGCGCCCGGGCCACCCTCGGGCGCCGCTGTGACCGGCGGTGCCCCGGCTGCTGTGCCCGTTGAAGCGGCCCCTGTATCGACAGTGGTTCCAGCGCCCTCCGCAGGGGCAGCCTGAGCGGCCATTACCTGAATGGCCTGCTTGAGTTGATCGTTCGTCGCACTGCCCAAAGAAGGCATCGGGACGCTGCGATCCGTGACCTTGTAGTACATGTCCTCGTACTGCTTCAGCAGGGCCTGACGCTCGGGGTCAACGGCAGGTGCCGTGGCGGTTTGGTACAGCCCAGAGGCGGCAAGAACGCCTGCTCCGGTAGCAACCGCAGGTGCCACAAGCGATTCTGCCCGTTGGGCCATGCCCGTCAACCGAGGGCCTGCCATTTTGGACAAGTGCTGGGTCAGGGTTGGGTACTTGAGCAGTTGTTCCGCCGTGAAACGCCCGCCTTCGCCACGGACGTTTTCGAAGATGGGCCGGAATGTCTGCGGAAACCCTTGCGACATCAGGCGACCCGCCGCCGCGTTTGCCTGAGTCGCCATCGGGCCAATCCTGTTTCCGGCGATCTGCGCCATCCGGGTGAACGGAGTGACAAACGCCCCGCCAAAAGCCTTGAGCGGGGGCAGCCCATCTGGGGTGGGCGGAGCTTGTTCAGCCCCGCCCTCAGGGAAAGGGGGAGCACCCGCCATGCCCGGGGGCATGGCCATTTCAGGGCCTGGAGGCATCCCGGGGCCTGGAGGCATGCCGCCGGGTCCTTGAGCCATGGGCGGCGGTGCCATCTCCTGTGCCTGTGGCAGCCCGCCAATGCCGCCTTGCTGAGAGAACTGAGTCTGAAGCATGGCCAACACCTCAGGGGGCGTTTCCATGGCTGCTTCTTCACCAACCATCTGAGCCAGTTCCATGTACCGCGCATCAACGGAGCGCATGTCGCCCCGCATCGTGTTCATCAGGATTTCAGGATTCTGCGGATTCCTGGCCATCTGCGGCATCTCTTCGGAGGGATCAGGAGCCTCGTCCATCTCGTCTTCAAACCCGGAGAGGATGCCCGTGTTGCGGGCATCCTTGGACAGGGGCATCGCGAACATGGCGCGTTTGAGGATTTCTTCCTTCATGGCGTTTCCTTAGAAGAGCTTGCTCGCGGCGTTCGCGGCGGCGGCAGTACCCAAAATGCCGGTGCCCAAGCCTGCGATTTGTTGAAATGCACTGGGGGCAGGAGTCTGCTGCTGGGTGACCGCCATCTGCGTAGATGGCGCCCCCTTGTAGATGTCCGACACAAAAGCAAGCTTCTGATATGGCTGCATGACTTCCTGCATTTTGGATGCCCGCAGCGCATCGAGTTCTGCCTGACCCTGCTTCTGCTCTTGAGCACCGATGGCAGACAGGGCAGAGACATCTTGTTGGCCCATGCTCTGAGCGGCTTGGCCAAGCTGGGCTTGTTGTATGCCTGCATTTGCCGCCTGCGTCCCAAGCGCTCCGAGGCCCGCTGCCATGTTTTGGCCCACGCCGAACTGCTGAGCGGCCAGATTGCCAATACCCTGGCCCAGTTGCTGTTGCAATTGAGACTGCTGGCCAAGGATATTGGCCTGCTGCCCTGCAATGTTCGCCGTCTGCCCTGCAAGACCGGCCTGCTGGCCCGCCAAACTGCCATAGAGGTTCGCGGCTCCCTGACCAAGCTGGGCCTGCTGCATCTCCTGGCTGGCCAACTGTTGAGCGATGTTTCCACCATACTGAGCAGCCTGAAAAGCCTGAGCAGCACGTTGGCCTTCCAAACCACCCAGTTGCCCACCCGCCTGACCAAGTTGGCTGGCGCCTTGTAGGCCAAGCTGGCCCTGCTGACCAGCAGCGCTCAACGTGCCAATACCGGCCTGCCGCAAAGCTTCCGCGCCCTGCAGCCCAAGCTGAGCGCCTTGAATGCCGTACTGAGCCGCCGTCTGCTGATTGGCCAATGCAGTCTGCATCGCCTGTTGAGCATTCATGCCCCTTGCCTGCATCTCAGCAGCTTGGTTATTCACATTGGCCTGCTGCTCTGCCGACAGGTTTTGAGCGCCGACCGTGAGACCTGCCTGTTGATTTGCCTGTTGGGCCGCGAGCCGCGCTTGCTGCTCGGTGTTGAACTGCTGCTGAGCCTGCTGGAATGCAGACTGCAGCCCAGTAGCTTGGATGTCACCAAGCTGACGAGCAAGGTTGCGAGAGCGCTCTGCCTGAAGAATGCCCTGGCGGCTGCCACCAAAGGCGCCGGAACGAGCCGCCTGAGCCTGCTCCACCTGCTGCTGCACATCAGATATCCGGCGTGCTTCCCGCTGCTGGGCCTCTACCACGCTTTGCATGTACGGGGACATGAAAGCATCTGCGGAGCCGGGGGTCGCAAAACTTTGAGTGGTGACCCTCTCGGCTGGGCCCATTTGAGCCGTCCGCATTGTGGCCGCATCCATCTTCGGGACGTTCTCAACGCGAGGTGCCGAACCTAAACTGGAAGCTGCTCTTTGGGCCTGGGCCGCTGCGCCATACAGGGTTCCGATGCCTTGTTGAGAAAGGTTTTCGGCTCCTTGGACCGCTTTCTGACCTGCCGCTGCCCCCGCGCCAATCATCTGCTGCGCGTAGTTGAACTGCGGTGCTGCTGCCTGCGCCTGATTGACGGAGTTCAGCATCATCATCTGCGCAGGGTCAATATTGGCCCGCGAGGCGTTCAATGCCATCTGCTGCGCGTAGTCAAAATCCTGGCCTGCGCCCGACAGATAGCCCATGCCTGCGCCTGCGACATTGGACAAGTTTCCAAGGGCGGCGGCAGGCTGAGCGGCTAAGTTATATGCATTCTGGGCAGCCGTAAATTGCCCCCGGGTATCGGCGCCACGAAGGATGTCGGCAGCTTCTCCCAGCGCGGTTGTTCCTGCCTGGACCGCTTTGGTCCCTCCCTGAAGATAAGGCTGGTATGCGCCAATGCCTTGGCGACCCAGGGCCATGGCATCAAGCTGATCCTTGGTCAGGTCTTGGACCTGATACGCAGGCAAAGTGGGTGTGCCGAGCGCTTGCGCCGATTGCATCAGCGCGAGCTTCATGTCCTCAATAGGCTTCGCCTCGCGTACTATTTGTTCTGTGACTTCTGCCATGGCTTATCCCCGTGAAGCGTTGCGCTCAAGTTGATGCATCAGGGCGTACATTTTTTTCGCTCCTGCTCTGCGGTCCCCTTTGCCTGCCGCACGAACAGCTTTCGCGGTCATGACAAACTCACCATCAGAGAGCATCGCAGGGATGGAATCCGATGTTTCGGTCCCAGGGCCACTGATTTGTCCAGTGCGGCGAGGATACCCCCCTTGTGCCAAAGAAGCAACTCCGCCGTATGCCCTGGAGATGGGGGGCATTAGGTTGGTGTACATATTTGCCGTGTTATATGGCTGGGATATCTGCATGGGAGGAGCAGCCCCAATCGGAGGAAGAGTGTAGTTTGGTGGGGCACTAAAAACACTAGGCACCCGAACATCATCCATTGTCACCGAAGGGGACCAAGGCTTAGACCCGGTAATTCGGCCCTTGTCATCATACTGAACCCCAGGAAGACCTTGAATGTAGTACTTGGAAGGCTCTTGTTCTATTGTTGGGCGGTTCGCGTCTCGGTTTATAAGTTCTCGGGCCGATGCAGAAGGGGCCACTTCCTTCGCCGAAAATCCGCCCATCAGCCCTGCTATACCAAGCCCGGCTGCGGCAAGCGGGCCGTAAGTGGAAACTACCCCCGGCATCGCCGCGCTGTATGCCTTGGCCAAAGGCGAGCCCTGTGGAGCGCTTTGGATTTGCTCCATCGTAGCGTTTGGAAACTGCTTCTGAACCTTGGCCAAAGCGTCTTGCGCCCCTCTTTCTTGAATACCAGAAGGCGAGAGGTATTCGTTATACAGGCCCTTGACTTTGTCAAAGATGCCGGGAGTTGGGGTCGTGGTGCCCCCGGCTGCAGGTGCCCCCGCAGCTGGAGCAGCGCCGGGAGCAGCGCCCGGGGTAGAGGTAGGCATATCCTCGTAAATCTGATCATAAGCAGTCCGGGCTGCCGAAGCGGGACCTGCTCCTGCTCCTGCTCCCTCCCCATACATCATCACGGGGTCCACCGCTGTGGGGACAGGTGCGGCGCCTGGGGTGCTGCCGCTCAACGGCATGGGAATATTCAGGGAGGAAGGAGGCTTGACCTGTGTTCCAAAGCCTTCCTTAAACCCAG